TCGACTAAGCGAAGACAAATACGTTAAGACTTACCTGTTCTATTATAGGCCCGACAGACTTTAAGCTAGGCCAAGCTTTTTTGAAGTCGCACCCTAGAACGATCAGCCTCTTATCTGATGTTACAGCTTATAAATGTAAATAAGCCTAACTATCTATGGAGGATTATATCATGGCTTTCGCAACAGCGTCAGGTTATGGTAATTTACCCAACGGTAATTTTAGTCCAGTAATCTACAGTAAACAGGTACAGCTTGCCTTCCGCAAGTCCTCTATTGTAGAAGCAATCACAAACTCTGATTATTTCGGAGAGATTGCTAACATGGGTGATTCCGTGAAAATTATCAAAGAACCTGAAATCACCGTGAAGTCGTATGCCCGTGGCACGACTATCACACCACAAGACCTTGACGATGAAGATTTTTCTTTGACCGTTGACAAAGCAAACTACTTTGCCTTCAAGGTTGACGATATTGAAGAAGCTCACTCACATGTGAACTTTCAAAGTATCGCATCTGATCGTGCAGCTTATCGTTTGGCTGACCAGTTTGACCAAGATGTTCTTGGTTACATGGCTGGCTTCAAGCAAGCAGCTATCCACGGTAAAGCCAATACAGCTAACACTACCGTAAATGGTACGAAAGCTGTTTCAACTGCTGGTTCTGATGAACTGCTTTCAAGCATGAAGCTAGACGCTTCTGACTTTAATGCTGGTACTAGTGGTAACTCTATCGTTGTCAAGCCTCGTACAGGTGCAGACACGTTGAACACCACTGCAGCTAATGCGACACCAATGCAAGTTATTGCACGTATGTCACGTAAGCTGGACCAACAGAATGTTTCTACGAATGATCGTTGGCTCGTAATTGACCCAGTGTTTGCTGAACTTCTGAAAGACGAAGATTCACGTCTTCTGAACGCAGACTTCGGTGGATCAGGGTTGCAGAATGGGTTGATCTTTAACAACATTCACGGCTTTAAAGTCTACATGTCTAACAACCTTCCTGAAGTAGGTGACGGGCCAACCTCAACCACATCTTCAGGTTCTACGCACTACGGTGTGTTGCTTGCTGGACATTCATCTGCTGCTGCAACTGCTGAGCAGATCAACAAAACAGAAACATATCGTGACCCTGACAGCTTTGCTGACATCGTTCGTGGTATGCATCTATACGGTCGTAAGATCCTTCGTCCAGAAGCTCTGGTCAATGCGATCTATACGTCTGGTCTATAAGGGGAGGGATAAATAATGGCTACAGTTACTACTTTATCCTCTGCCGCACACGGCTCAAGTGCACGTGGACGTTCTCCATATATCGTAGAGCAGGAGATTGATCTTGCTGCTGCTGCAACTGCTAAGGGTTCTGCCTTAGCTGCTGCTGATATTATCCAAGCAATTACTGTTGGTGCAAATACAATGGTAATGGCTGCAGGTATGGAATGTACTACAACACCTTCAGGTGGTACTGGTACGGTTCTTGACCTTGGTATCACAGGTGGTGACGTTGATGCATTTGTTGACGGTTTTGCATTTGATTCTGCTTCTGCAGGTGACTATGCAACCTTGGCAAACACTGCATGTCCTATCTTGGTTACAACATCAGATACAATTGATGTTTTAATCCAAGCGGCTACTACAGTATCTACCGCAGGTAAGGTACGTGTATATGCTGTATTGATGGATGTTGACGGACTTGGCGAAATGACTGCTGATGAAGTTGCACGTGATGCACTTGCATAACAACTAAACACTGAGGGGCTGGGAAACTGGCCCCTCTAGGCTTATCTAATAGAGATTCTTATGGCTACTTTTATTAACCTGACAAATGAGCTACTACGCAGACTTAATGAAGTTCAGATTACAGAGTCTGAGTTTACTTCAGTTAAGAACGTGCAAGCTCTTGCCAAAGATGCTATCAACTCATCTATAAGACAGATGCTTCAGGACGCACAAGAGTGGCCCTTTACGTTGACTACAACAACCCAAACACTTACGGCAGGAACAGGGACGTATGACTTTCCTGCAGATTATTCCAAAGCGGATTGGGATACATTTTACATTAGGCAGTTATCCTCTGAGAATAACACACCTAAAAAACTTTCTCTTATTACATTTGATCAATATATATCTACATTTAAATCTTTAGAAGACTTGGGTGGCGAGGGTGCAAGAAGTGACCCTGACTACGTGTACATGACACAAGAAGAGAAGTTTGGTGTAACTCCTATCCCAAATGCAGCATACGTTATTGAGTATAGATATTGGAAGTACCCTGCTGACTTAACTGCTAGTAGTGATACTGCATTAGTACCAGATCGTTTTAAACATGTTATTATAGATGGCGCTATGATGTACATGATGATGTTTAGATCTAACGAACAGAGTGCAGCTATGCACGAGAAAAAGTTTACGGATGGTATTGCCATGATGCGTAGACTTATAATAGATCACCCTGTAAACGTAAGGTCTACTGTAATCCAACGCCCTGTGAGTAACATGCAACTTAACACCGCTACGGTTGGTCCAGGTGCAGTATCTGATGGGTTCTAATAATGTCTGACGCATTACAAACATATGTGTCTGTTATGGGTGGCGGTCTTGTAACTAACGTCGATCCCCTTACTCAGTCAAATAACTTTTCTGGGAGCGCCATTCGTCTTATTAATATGGAGCCTTCCCTTGATGGTGGATACAGACGAATAAGCGGATTTAAAAACTCTTATGGTACACTTCCTGGTACAGGTAAAGTATTAGGACTTGCTGTAAATGGTGATGTAGCTCAAGGTATTATTGGGTGTAGAAAACCAGATACATCAGGCACACCACCAACTACTAATAACATAAACTATGTACACTGGTATAACCATTACTATGATGTACCATTAGGTACAGGAGAAGGATCAGGTTTTACAGTGGGCGAAACTGTTACAGGTGCAGGAGTTGCAGCATCAGGTACAGTAATATCTAAAACTGCAGATGCTATTGTAGTAAACTTTGGTAGATTGCCTGACACTGTTTTTGCTACAGGTAACGTACTTACAGGTGCAGACTCAAGTGCAACAGGTACGGTATCAAGTACTCCTACTGTAAAAGGTTGGCAAGAAGTAAGCACAACTGTAGTAGCTAATGATCCAGATGGAGTATGTGCTAGTCAAACACCTAGTGGCGCAGGTAACTTAACTATAAATGGTGCCTTAGCTGTTAGTGGTTCTGTGAATTTTTCAACGGCTGCGTCTGAGCAACCTAGAAAAGTAACTATAACAGCAAGTACAAATGAGTCTGCTAGAACGTTTACCATTACAGGTACAGATATTAACGGTGCTGCGTTAATTCAAAATGTTACAGGTCCAAACAACACAACAGTAAGTAGTCTTTCTCATTTTACTACAGTAACACAAATAGCCGTAGATGCAGCTACGTCAGGTGCAATTACAGTAGGTTCAGGAGATGGTGGTTATAGATTAACAGAGCCAACTTTTTCTGGTGTAGATACAGTCAGAACTTACAATATTTTTATGAACTCTGCTTCTGTTTTTATGACTGATGGTGTTAATCGTGCATCTTTTTACGATGGTACAAACTACAGACAGATTGTTGATCCCAACGCCCCTGATAAACCAAAGTATGCTAGTAATTTTGCAAACCATCTTTGGTTAGCTGGTGATCCAGATGAACCTAGTGTAGTTTATCACTCAGCACCAAACACAGCAGATATAACTTCTTTCGATAGCACTTTAGCTGCTGGTTTTTTAGATATGGGTTTTGAAGTTACTGCTATTAAAGCCTTTCGTGATCAGCTTTATGTATTTGGTCAGAATCAAATAAAAAGGGTTACGGGTACTAATATTTCAGATTGGGTAGTTCAGGACGTTACTACAGACTTGGGGTGTGTTGCACCTGATACTGTGGTAGAGTTTGGTGGTGACATTATCTTCTTAGGGCCAGATGGTATTCGTCCTATTTCAGGTACATCACGTATTGGTGACGTTGAACTTGAAACTGTTTCTCGTGAAATACAAAAGACATTTGAAAACTACACTGCTAACGAGGACGTAACTAAACTTAAAGCTCTTGTAATACGAAGAAAGTCACAGTTTAGACTGTTCTTTGAAGCTAACACTTCTTTGTCACTACTGGCAGCTATACGTAAAGG